TTAAAGTAAATTAATCTTTATATTTTTTTAATTTTTTACTTGATTTTCTTGACGATTTTTTAACATATTTCTCATCTCTTTTATATGAACCAAATAATAAATTTTTATATATTTCTTTTGGTATCTTTTATAACTTTTGTTATATTTAATTTTAATTCATTATAACTTAATCCTTCTAATTTTTGTAATCGTGATTTCAACACACTAAAATAATGTTCTATGGCATTTGTAAAGCATTTATTGAAGTTTCATCAATACATATTATATCTTTTATATTGTGTTTTTTAATTTCAATATAAAAATCTTTTTCTCATTTATATTTATATCTTTTCCAAATCGTTTATTTGGTTCGTGTCTTATATGAGTTAATTTTAATGAAATATAATTATCTTTAATAACAATATCTCTTAAATGTATTCTTGTTAATTCTTAATCTTTAAATTTATCAGCTAAATTTTCTAATAAAATTTCCATGGTTATAGTTTTATTTTTCATTATTTCATCTTTAATAAATTTAATATGTTCTTTTTTAACTTTATAAGAAATTGCTTCTCTATTATGTCTCTTAATACTATTTTTATTTTCATATCTTTTAATCCATCTCATTAAACTTCTAACAGAACACTTAAAAATATTACAAATATCTTCTCGTGTTTTATTTGTATCAAGATAATATTTAACCGCACTAATTTTATAATCTTCGCTTTTATGTGTTGGCATTTTGTTATATTATAATATAATAAAAATTGAATTATAATTATATAAATATAAATACTTTATTATATTAAACAATATAATGAACATATCTAATACGAAAAAATTAATACTTAATAATATAGAAAATATAAAAGAAAATATTATTGATTTAAAATATATTAATAATAGAATAAATGATGAGATATGTTATGATACTATTGATAAATTAAAAGATAGTTATTTATTAAATGAATATAAAGAATGTAAATCGGTTCAAAATGAAATAAAAAATTAATAGTCATTTTAGAAAAATATAAAATTGAAGTTAAAACAAAAGAATTAATTATAAATGATTATTTATTAGAATTAATACCAGCAGGAACAAAAGGGGTGATACGAGGAAATAAATTTAATAGTATTGTTAAAAATACTATTACAAATTTAAATTTAGATAATGAACGTTTTGAAATTTGTTTTGAAAAACAATGTGAATTAAGTATAACATCTGAAATTCCAGATTGGTATATTCTTGAAAAATCAACCGGAAAAGTAATAATTGGTATGAACCAATTAGATTTATGGGGCGGAGGACAACAAATAAATAGAGGTTCTAAATATTTAATTAATAATAAAAATAATACAGAAAAAAGTAAATTATTATGTGTTGTTTGCAATAAAATAAATTTTATTAGTAATAAAAATAAGGCATATAAATTATTTGAAATTGGATATTTAAATAATACTTTATGTTATATAAAGAATATTGAAACAATAATAAAAAAATATTTTTCTTAACATTACTAAATTAGTAGTTTATTAAATTCATTTATTAATTCGGGTTTTGAAATAGATTTTGGTCCAACAGTATTATTAAATTCAAATTGTAATAATTTTAATTTTTCAATATTTTGCTCTATTGTTTTATTATTTGTGAATTTAATAAAATAGTGCGACTGAGTGCTTTTATTATTTATTTCTTTCATAATAGAACCCGCATTAACGCCAACTCTACGAAAAGAAATATCAGGATTATCTTCTTTATTAACAAATTTAAAATATAATGGTTTAACTTTAATAATACTATTTCTGGTTTCATTTTTATGTTGCCATATTTGAAAGACACAAGGAACATCGCTATCAACATTATTTACTAAAAATGAGTTTTCTAATAAATCTATTTCATAAATTAGATGAAAATTTTTTGAAAAATGTTTTTTCATACTTTCTTTTTTGAAACTTTTTGGAAGTATAAACGATATACTATTAGAAAACAAGCAACATTTTTTTATAAATTTTATTGCTAATGATGCTTGTCGTCCAAATGGAGGATTGCCTACAATATGTATATTTTTATATTTCTGTTTTAACTCAACGAAATCAAAATCAAGAAAATCTTGTTTAATAATTTCTTTATTTTCTGGTTCTAAATCATAAAATTTATAATTTTCAGTAATTTTTTTTATATTTTCTATAAATGATCCATTACCAGCACTCGGTTCTATAATTAAATCATCTTTTGAAATATTTATGTATTTTTTCATTGCTTCAATACATTGTTCAACAATGTTTATTTTAGTATAATATTTATCAATAGTATTTCTTTTTAGTCCTTTTTCTTGAATTATTGGGTCATTTTTAACCTCAATCATTTCTTTTTTATTTAGTTGTTCCATATTATGTAATGATTGTTCGATTATATTATTATCAATATTTAATTCAATTTTTATTTGTTTGTTATTATGTAATTCTAAATTTTTATTTATTATTTCATTAAATTTATTTTCAATTGTTTCATTAATAATAATCTGAAAACTGTCTTTTATTTTATTAATATTGTTTATACACGTATTTTTTTTATTATTATGTTTATCATAATGTGATTTTTGTTTAAATTCTTTCAAACATGTACTACAAATATATTTACCCATTTTAGTTATTATATAATAGTACTATATATTATATTTTTATATATTTTTATTTAATTTTAAATATTTAAAAATCTATATATAAAATAAAAATCGGCGTTTTAAATCTCCAAAAGTGTATAATTGATATATTTTGAAATATTGGTATATGTTTCACATCTGTAATATCACATCCAAGCCATTTAATAAATTCAATAATTATAGTTTCTATTTGCATGTCTTCTGCAGTTATCTTTGTGATTATTGCATCTTTTTATACGATTGTTTTTGTTAATTTTTCGTTTGCGGAGGTTTCTTGTGATAATTCCATACAATGTGCTGTGAGTATTTCTTTTAATTTTGTATTATCTGTAGATATTTTTGATAATTCTGCATCTTTTTATGTGAGTGCTTTTGCTAATTCTTTATTTGCTGTGATTACTTGTGATAATTCTGCATCTTTTTCTGTGAATGCTTTTGCTAATTCTTTGTTTGATATAATTACTTGTGATAATTCTACATCTTTTTTTGCAATTAATTCTTTTAATTCTCTTTCTGTATTTTCTGCAGATATTTTTGCTAATTTTGTATTTTCTGCTATTGTTTTATTTAATTCTTTTAATTCTGTAATCTCTGCAGATATTTTTGCTAATTCTGCGTTTTTTGCTAATTTTTGATTCCAATTAGTTATATAAGCTATATTTTGATAATGTTGTAATTCATCCATTGTGAAGTTTAAATTAAGTGGATTGTTAAATGGCATTATCGAGGATGCATCTGGCAACCAATTAATACCACTATACATACTTTTAGAGAAATTAATTTTATTTAAATTAGTAAATTAATTACAAGCAATATATTTTTTCATTTTTTATTTATTATGTTATAAAAAATTGTATGAATATAATAATAAATAAATTTAAGTTATGACATGTATAATATCTTATATATTGAATGCTTTATTCAATTAAGGGGGATGACAATGCGTATTTAAACGTCATGAGAGGGGTTTCTTTTTCAACCAAGAAGTGGTTCTTCAACGTCTCGTTGCGGGTCTTCTCGCGGGGGCTTTTGGTCTTCGGAGAATTTGATCGGCACCACAAAGTCAAACTCGTTTTGAGTGAAATATCGGACAGTCGAAGGGTCCGGATATAACAACAGCGGCTGACTAAGCACTGCATGAAGCGCATCGACTCTGTTAAACAACGCATCGATTTGTTTATGCGCTGTTTCTGCGGATGGACTTTTCTCTGCAGCAGAAACTGCGCACGCCAACGCCTGAACATAATAGTTCATAAGACACAGCCCCGCCGCAATGATTGCAGCAAATTTTTTGGCAAGTTCGTGCAGTCCCACGTTATCAATCACGAAGGGCTTTGCGTTGTGCATAATGATAGTGCACATTTCTTGCAGCCGGCTTAATTCTTTGGCAAATGAGATTGATTCATCTTCTGGAAGAGGCGCTCTCGTGTCATACCCCACCATACAACACGGAGTTGTCGAGTCAATTTCAACACCGTGTTTATCCAAAAGATACTCTTTTATGCAAGAAAGCATTCTTTTTGCACCTCGCTCCGTTCTTTTTTTTAATCCTGCAAGTTTGCACGATAATTTAGCAAGAATCTCTTTTTGTTGCTTGTCCTCGGCTTCCAATTGAGAAAATTGCTTAATCAACGCAGTTATGTGTTCTTTGTCGTCGTCGTCGTCGCGATTGGCTTTGGTGTTACCATTGTCGACACACGCGTGAGTTACTTGCGTCACTAATACATCAGTGAGCGCATTTGCGGATGCTGTTAAATCCGAGTAAAATGAACTGGGCGAACCAGTTGAAGCAGAGAAACTTGTTGATGTTGCAGCCATTTTTGCACGAAATTATTAAACTAATGAAAATTACAAATAATTTATTTTTTCAATTTTTTATAATGTTATAAAAAAATGTATGAATATAATAATAAATAATTTTATGTATGTCAAGTATATTATAAATCTTTTAATTAATTAATAACATTATAAATTATTCCAATAAATGCAAACTATCATGTTGATAAAAATAATATTTTATGGCGTTATTATACTCAATTTTGAGTGGTACCGAAAGAGCAGCTATCTGCGCATCAATTGTATTAATAATTTTGTCACGTTCTTCTTTTCTAGATATAAATGATGTAATTACTTTGTCTGGAGAAAGCTTATCTTTGCTAGTACTATATGCATATACTTCATGCATGAATTGTGCCATCATAATTTTTTGAATTTCAGTCTCTTTGGCTTGTTTTATTCGTTCCAAAATATTCTTCCCCCAATTACTAAATGTGTGATATTGTAATGCATGTTTATATAGTGTTTTAATATCTACTTCAGATGAATTGCTCATAATGGTGTCACACTGTTTCTGCAATATATCTAATTCTTTAATAATAAATGCGATAGTTTGTTCGGGAATAATATTTTCTTGAGTTAATATTTGAGCGGATGATGCTTGTGACAAAGATGATTGATCGGATGCAATCGGGTGTTTTCTTTGGATGTCTATAATTTGATTATTGAGGTCAATAATTCTTTTTTTATATTCTGTGATTATTTCAGCATTCTTTATATTTTCATTTTCTTTTTCACGAAGTATAGTTGCATATTCTTTGTTATCTTTATTAAGTGCTTCAATTTTTGCTTGATATTGTGTGGCATCTTCTTTACTCTTTAAAAGTTCATTTTCTTTTTCTTGAATTATTGTTTTATATTGTTCGAATTTGCGGTTAAAGATTTTACAATCTTTAAGGGTAGCTTCATGTGCTCCATATATATACGGTGCAATATCTTTTATATAAATTTGTTTTTTATATTCTTCAATTTTATCAATATATGATGTAATTTCTTGTTGTTTATCACAAATTAATGCTTCATAACGTGCTTTATCTACATTACTCATTAAAAGTTCATTTTCTTTTTCATGAATTGTTGCTTCATATTGTGCAATTTTATCTGTGCTTGTTGTAATTTCTTGTTGTTTATCACGAATTAATGCTTCTTGTTGTGCGAGTTCTTTATCTTTCTCACAAATTGTTGTTTTATAATATTCAAATTCTTTACCAATTTCTGTTTTGAGATCGTGAATCATTGTTTTATATTGTGCAATTTCAATTTCTTGTTTAAGAATTTTGTTTCCATATTGCACAAGTTCTTCTTTGCTCTTTGTAATTTCTTCTTGTTTATCACGAATTATTGCATCATAACGCCCGAGTTCTTCTTTGCTCTTTGTAATTTCTTCTTGTTTATCACGAATTATTGCGTCATA